CAGCCGTTGCAGTGCCAGCGTAACCAGCCGTTGCAGTGCCAGCGTCACCAGCCGTTGCAGTGCCAGCGTAACCAGCCGTTGCAGTGCCAGCGTCACCAGCCGTTGCAGTGCCAGCGTCACCAGCCGTTGCAGTGCCACGATTACCAGCCGTTGCAGTGCGGCCGACAACCGGCATATCCGGGTAAGCTACGCTCAGAATATCAATCGCCTCGCGAAGTCCATTGATCTTGGAGAAAACCACACGCCCGCTCTTGAATTTGCACTTACCAGCAAACTCGAAATAATTCTCAGATGGGTTGACGGCGATTAGCTGTGCCGTGTTTCCATCCTCCCAGTTCATGAGAGTTGCGTCGCCACATCCGCGCGGCAGGCCGTGCAGACCGCCTCCGCATTCAGGCTGCCCATCCCAATCAGGAGCAACAACCTCGCCCTTCTTGGGGTATTGAAAATCACCGTAAGACCTGCCGTCTTTGTCTGATGTCCGTAGGACTAGGATCTCTCCCTTTTGCAAATTGATCTTTTTCATGATTGTTCTCCATCTCCCAGGCTGCCACTGGGTTTGCAGTTGAGTGCCTTCGGGTTGCAGATTGGGCACAGTCTCCGCCCGTTCTTGACTCTGGTCTTGAGCATCCGTTCGAAGGTGCGGTTTGCTCCGTCCCAGGTGCGAGCCAGTCGAAAGTCAATGCCGCGCTCTTTAGCGACCTGGGTCAGTCTGGCGCCGTGACCTTCGGCATGTGCCATGATCCGCTCGATCAGGTTTTCGGTGTAGCCGAGGTAGTGTCCGGCCTGCAGAGCGGTGCCGCTCGGTGAAATTCCCCGCGGCAGAGATTGTGTGAAGTGAAGAAGATGAACAGTCATAAAAAACCTTTCTGCTATAATGACCAATGCGGGTAACTAATCCCGCTCCATCGTTCTGTGACCGGGCGCCTTTCGGAGAGGCGCTCGGTCGATTCATTCACCGGCTAGCCAGTTGTCCCATTCCTGATCCGAGACTTCCAGGACCAGAAAACCTAACAACTTGCGAAGGTCCGACGAAAAACGCTCCCTAGACATTGCCGAGATCTGCTTGGCGATAGGATCAGGGAAGCGCGTACTGTAATAGGCGACCGTATGATCGGCGCCGCGGTAGGCGAGGCAAATTGCCTCAAGCTGCATGTTGAAGTTCTGGGGGGCTGCTGCTTGGGCGGCGGATATTCGTTCGATAGTTTCAGGTTTGAGGGGATGTCTCATATTCCATCGTTCTTTCTCTGCCGGTTCCATAGAGGTTCGGAGTCTATGGGGCAGGGGAGAAAATTAGTGGGGCCAGAGGCCTTTCTTTTGCAGCTTAGTGATCTGTGTCTTGACCTGTCGGCGTCGTTCCCATTCCTGTTGAACCAGCAGGCGGATAAACTTCGCTCGGTCTGAGCCGTTCTCAGCGACCATGATGTCGAGTTTCTCGACGTCGGTCTGATCCATAAGGGTGTTGACCCACGTTCCTTGCTTGTCGGTGTCTGCCATTCAATCCTCCGAGGCGTTCAGAAAGTCGTAAACTCTCTCAACTTCGAGAGTGCGATTGTCGCCGATTTCCCGAGAGATCACACTGACACCATGAGCAACTTTTTCCACCTCGCAGCAGTAAGCAATCGCCTGACTGCTGGTCATGGCACAGTGGGTATGAGCTAAGTCGCCGAAAACATTCAGCGCGTCGCCGGACATCCATCCTTCAAAGATGCGCCCATAAGTCGGGTCGACATGCGTTTCCTTGATGTGGATCTTGGCTTGTTGGGTTTGAGATTGTTCTGCCATTTGGTTTCCTTTCGCTGTCTGGTACTGCTTTCAAAATGTATGCAATCACTGACATTCTGGATAATACTAGGTTAGTCTTATTCTGTCAAGGGTTACAGACAAATTGACAATCATTACTTTTGAAAGATGTGACAAAATGTAAGCAAGCATGGACACTAAAAACGACTTTGCCTGGGTTGAGTGGATAGTTGAGGAACGCGAAAAGCGAGAGTGGAATCAGTCCACTCTCGCTCGTAAGGTTGGCATCACCAGGCAGACCGTCAACGATTATGAAAGCCGACGGCGCACTACGCGATGCTTGGGCACTCGTCTCTTGAGATGGTAAAGCACTATCTCCAACTGGCTCAAGTGGATGTGGATACAGTTCACAGAAGAGCAAGTCCTGTGGATAACTGGCGGCTGTAGATCGCAGCTGGCACCGCCGTACCTGGTGGTATCGTCGATCGTGGCGATGCCGGACCTACTTTTTCTTCTTGGTCTCGGTCTTCGCGTCCGGCTCGGTCGGCATCGCTTCGAGCACCCGTGCCAGTTCGTCCAGCTTCTCCAGCATCTTCCCGATCTGCTGCCGGTTGCCTGAGACCTGAGCGTTGTTCAGTAAATCCAAGAGTATTTTCTTTTGTTCCTGAGTGAGCATTTTTATCTCCATACTATGATCAGAATGATGGCGAGAATCGCCAGTTCAAATAATAAGCCGTTGAGGATGCCGCGGAGGAGTCTACTCTTTTTCATACATTAGGGTCGTTCTGCCGTTCGCGTCGCTCCCGATATTGCTTTGCGTCCATGAGGGCGACCCGTCGCCATTCCGAAATGCATACAGCTTGATCGTTTTAGAAGCAGCGACCGTAACACGGGTAACAATGGGCGCGGTGTTTTGCAGGTTCAACCCAGTCGTGCCAGTGAGCGTTACGATGCGCTCAGAATCGGTGACATCGGCGGCATCCGTGGAGTTGTAGAGTTTTGCAGTAATCCACCAGAGAGTCCCGGCATTTCCCTGTAGCACGCCGCGCACATTGGCGGTAATTCGGTAGCTGCCCGCGCTGGGCAGTGTCACAGATAATCCTGTGTCCTGGTAGGTCCCGGCAGTTCCGGTAATTGAGAAAGTGCTGCCGAGTGTCGCGCTGCCGTTTGCAACTTCAATCGCATCGGCGACGATCTTCCCTGTCACCTTCTCGTCACCCGTCACTTTGAGTTTGTACCCGCTCTCCGCCGCGCCGCCCATGCCGATTGCGTCTAAGCCGGCATCCCATACCTGGAGATTGGGGTCTGTGTCTCCTTCGATGCGGTGATCCACGTCTGCACCGAAATCATTGAACACCGCGCCGCCCTCTGCGTTGAATGCGGCGCTTGGGGAACCCGTCCCAATCCCCACGCGATTATTGCCGGCGTCGATGAAGAACATATTGGCTTCGGTCGAGCCTTCAATGCGAAAGTCTATATCGTAAGAATTGTCATTGAATACAGTTGCTTTGCCGTCCTTGTTTGCCCATAGATCAATCCCCACATTCGCTGCCGCTATCCCGCCAATAGTAAGGCGCGCGGGGGCTGTTGGGCTGGCGTTCACCGTCAACAGGGATACGTTTGCATTGTTGCCATCTTCCGACCACTGCACAGCAGGGGTTGACGCATCAGCTAGATCAATTGTGAGGCTTATCTTTTTTCCTGCAACAGAGTTCCTTATAGCAAAATCGTCAGTACTCGACATTTTCAGATAAGCGGTTTTGAGCGGGTTTGTAGCGAGAAAACTAACTCCTGGGTAGTTGTTATCTGTCGTAATGCCAGTCGAGTCGATGTTCACAGATCCCCCACCTGCGGTGATTGCTCCGGCAACAGTAGACATCGAAGCCTGCACGGTCTGGGTGTTCCACGTTGCCCCTTGGGTAATCAACTGAATAGACCCGCTTGAACCTGCAACCAGTTCAATTCGAGAGTCGCCTGACGCGCCGATCACCACAAAGGGGGTATCTTTCAGCCAACCATTAGCACCTGAGCCGTCCACATTGCGCGTGACATTGTAGGTCGTACCGGAGACAAGAGAACCGATCAGCATCCATTCCAGATTGTTCGAGCCTGCGTCGTCCGGCCCCTGAATTTTGATCCAGTCGCCGACAGTCAAGGCTTTCCCAAAGTTGACAGTCGTTGCTCCCGAGGATACATCCGCCCCCAGTTTGCCCGCGTCCTTACTGACGATGATATTTCCCGCGACTGCCATCTGGTTGGAGGATGTGAGCAGGAATGTTCTCAATTCGCCGCGGGCGGTCAGGTTGTTGAACTCCGCATCGCCGGTATCGGCGTCGATGTTGAAGCCCGATACACCCGCGTCGTAGTTGCTGGAGCTAATGCCGGGAGTAAGGGCATCACCGTTGATGATGATATACGTCCCGCCTGTATCTCCGACCCGGATTTGTGGAACGTCACTGTCGAGGGCAATGCCGATTAAGCCAGTGTATTTTTGTATGCGCGTGTCTGAAATTTGCCAGCCAGCAATAGAGCCACTCGTCGCGGTGATAGATCCCGTGATCGTGGCGTTGCTGGCAACAAGCGCCCCGGCTTCTGTTACCCGGAATGGCGCGCTTGCAGGCGTTGCGTGCCCGGCAAAGAAGCGTATATCATCTCCGCCTGTGACGGTCGAGAGCATCCCCACCACTCCCGCGGCGTCCTTGATGGAATCGGGACCGATGACCCACCCGCCGATCTCGCCTGCCAGAAACTTCAATGTTCCATCTGTGTCCATGTAGGCGGTGACGGTCGTGCCGAACCGGAACTGGAACTGCCCTTCGCTCGCATCCCACTTCATGTTCGAGACACTGTCGGAATTGTTGCCGATCAGGATGTCGCCCTCCTGCATCTCCTCGGCGTTGTAGGCTTGTGTATTCACAAAGACCGCGAAGCTCACGCCTGAGTGTTGCTCGATGTTCGAGCCGATAAAGACATCCCCGTCTGGCTCGATGGTGCTCTTGAGAATGCCGCCCTCGTACGCGCCGAGACCCAGGCCTGAGGAGATCTGCACGCCGCCCGCACTGACCTGACCAAGCGACCCCTGCATTCCGACCCGCTCACTCAATTCCTTGGTCGCTTCTGCCAGTTGCTGTTCGTACCATGCCTGACTGTCCTGCAATCGGGTCGAAGTTGAGACTTCCTGCGCGTCGAGGTCGTTCCAGGAGTTGGGTCTAGGTTTCACGGAAGATCCTTTCGAGCGCCGCCTCCAATGTATCGCGGCTAATCATGTCGGGAGGGAAGATGAATTGCATGGGGATCTTGGCGATGTCGCGCATCAGGTCTTCGATCTCCTCCTGGCGCTTGCGGTCATCCTGTCCAAGCTCGTCGGTATGCCAGTGGTTACCGAGTGGCTCCACCATCGTGGCAAGTGGCACAGTCCAGACAACGAAGTCGATCTTGTAAAAGTGGTCGACGGCTCCCAGTTGGTATTGATATTTGTAGCTCAATTGCTTGCGGTCCAGCCAGAGAGACGTCCACCATTCCTCCTTCGAGTCCGGGTAGATGCCCTGGATCAACCCCCTGGGTTCTTCTGGCGGCTTGACTTTCCTGGGCAGGGTGAACCTCTCCACCTTCAAGGGTCGCGCCCGGCGTGTCTTGAACTTGAAGTCTGTCACTGCGGCTCCACCGCGGTCAGGGTGCCGGACATCTTCTCCTGCTGCTCCTGTGTTTCGTTGGCAACAGGCCGCAAGGGCGTCGGGTCGAGGGTGATGGTCTTGTTGTCGAAGGTCTCAGAGATGGAGCGCATGGTGAGCGGCGTCTTCGAGGTCATCCAGGTGTCCAGCTGTGCGATGAGGATTTCTGCGCGTGAATACTTCTCGGCATTCCCCAACAGATCCCGCCCGTTGTCCGAATACACAAAGGTCATCGAGTAGGCATAGCGGGTATCCGGCTGCACGGTGGTCGAGACGTTGATACTCGTGATCCTGGGTGTCTCGGTGTTGTCGTTAGACTGGAGACGGAAGCGCACCTTGAGCCGTTTGCCGGTCTTGTTCAAAAGGATGGTCTGCACGGGTCCCGAGGTGAAGGGTGTCGCGCTGGGCGTCCAGGCGGTTTCTTCGTCCAGTCTGTAATCCCACTCGATACACCTCGCCGCACTCACATTCTCCAATCCAAGCTTCACATAAGAGAAGATCCGCTGCTGATCGTCGCCGATCCAGGCAAGTTCAAGCACGCCTTCATGGGTGAATCGGTAAGTCCCGTCCGTCAGTTCGTTGACCGTGTTGCCCGGCATCGGCAGGTAGGCAACGTCTTCGCCCTCACTAAACCATAGCCGGTCCGCCATGTCGCCTGGGATGACTTGCAGGAAGATCGCGTGGATGCGCTTACCTGCCGCATCACACCGATAATCTTCGTGGTGCCCGCCGCCCTTGCGAGTCATGATGGAGGAGTAACCAGTCGTGCCCGCGTCGTAGTTGTACAGGAAGCGGTCCGGGTAGCCGACCATCGACGTGACGTAGCCCTGCCTCTCTAGCGGTAACCCCTCATCCTTGTTCGGGCCCACGTCGTCTAGGTTCGAGCGGTAATACTCCTCGAGTCCTTGGAGAAACGAGAAGTACAGGTAGACATCATGCACCAGGTGCCCTGCGCCGTTATGGATATTCTCGACCTGACTGTACTCCCGCAAGGGCACAGGGGTATAGGTGCCGTTGTCGATATACCCAAGCGATCCAGCCCGAAAGATCCATGGAACCTCCGGGTCGCCGTAGAGTTCCAGCCCCGTGACCTTGTCTCCAGGTTTGCCGAGTGGCACCTCGGACCCGTTTGGAATGGATTCAATGCCGTCGATCCAGTAGTTACCAGTTGCGGCGGTCACACGTAAGCCAAGAGCAAGAACGACATTCAACCCTGCCGCGGTGTCTATGTAAGGCAGGGTGATTTGGAACCATTCATTTGGTACCAGGGCGGGCAGGGGTAGATCCTGGATACTTGAGGCGGCAGTGCCAGAGATGGACAGGAACGCCTTCACATCTCCCTCGGCGGTCGCGTTTGCCGATTTGAACCAGAACCGGAGTTGCCGCTGTCCTGCCAAAACGTTCGCGTTCGTCTGCCGCGCAAACTCATTGCCAACAGAGAAATAAGCTACCGGATTGGCGGGACCTGAGGAGACGGTGATCTTGAGTGACGCTGAGCCTGTCATGAAATCTGCGGTGTCGACGGCAATCGCCGCACCGGCCCCGGCTGTCCAGCCAGTGGTCACTTCGCAATCGTTGACCAGCCACGGGAATTTCAACCGCCTGCCCCATGGCTCTGCCGTAGCCTGTGCAAAAGACGGGCGGCCAGCGTTGTCGAAGTCGTTGGCTTTGCAGATCGTCAGCCCCTTGGTTTTGTGTTGGAAGCTCAGAAGATGCTTCGCATAGTTGTCCTCCTGGGCGAATAACCTGGTCCAGGTGCCGTTATTGTTGTACTCCCTCATCCGGCGCATCTTGATCGCGTCTCCCTGGGCAAAGTAGACCATGTCACCTGTCACCAGGATTGAAGTCGGCAGGACCGTCAGCCCATGCCCGGTGATCTCCGTCCAGACATCTGTACCCAAAATGACATACACACTCTTGCCTGCCTCGAAGTTTTTCCCGAAGGGTCGCTTGCCTGGTAGGTGTACTGTGTCCGATTCGTTAGAGACAATGGTCTTGTATGGCTGGCTCCATTCACTGTTCGCGCCCTCGATCACTAGGAGCAGCGCGTCTACGAGTGCGTTGGTTGTCCAGTTTTGGGTACTGTCGGTCAGGGCGGCGGTACTGGCGGTTGCCACGCCGCGGTAGCCGTTCATATAGAGCTTCGGCGCAGTCGATCCAGGTGGGCGGGTGAGCATGTAGAGCTGCGATTTATAGACAAAAAACATCATTCCCAGTATGGCGCTGTCGTCGACCAGCCGAAAGAATAGGTCATACGTCGCTGCGCCCCAGCTCACACCATCGGGAGCGGCGATTGTTGAGTAGGCGCTGCCTGCGGCTACATCTGTGCCTACCTGCCAGTAGTCGGTCGCGGTATCCGTGCCGACTGCACAGAGCACTACCCAGTAGGTCGCACCGCTGGCCACGGCTTGCACAGAGGAAAATGCGAACTCATAAAGCTGGCTGACGGTATCTCCAATGTCCGAGACGGCAACTGAGACACTCTTGAGCACCGTGCCCGGCGCGCCGGCGTTGTTGGCGCACAGTTCGGCGATTAGGGTGCTGGCGGGCGTTCCGCGCCTGCGTATCCAAGTATAGATACGGGCCCGGTTGCCCGAGGCAGAAGCCGTGATCTGCACGGCGATATAACGACTGGACCCATTGAGAGATTGCCACGTCAGCCCGCTAGCATCGGCAGGCATGTACTGCTCTACGTTTCTAAACCATCCTGTATAAGTTTCCAACCCTCCCAGGGTGACAAGCCCAGGCTTGCGGGTGTTCAGGCGCTTGCTGTCGGCGAAGCGTGAGCGGTCATCGGTGGCAACTTTCAAGCCGCGCCCGCCGCTCCAATCGTTCTGTGTGAATGGGACGTGCTGGCTGTTTCCTTTGGGTCGGCGCTCGATGGCGTTGCCGTTCGGAGAAAGTATGAGACCGTACTTCATACCGGCTGGGTCCTGCAAAGAGATGTGGTGCGTGTTGATTTTGTTGGTCGGGCTGACATCCGGCTCGGTGGTCATGCGGTTCTCACTCTTAGGCGCGGCTTATGTTGATTTGGTTTTATATGAGCCTTCGCGGATTCGATAGCCTCATTCAACCATTCAGGGATCGTGTCCGTGCCTGCCTTGCCGAAGCGTTTGTAGGCTAGTCGCATTGCCTGGCGCGCGGCGAGATAGACCAGATACTCTTCGTCCACCTGATAAAACAATTCATCAGTGTCTGCGTTCAGTTCGCTGTGGAACCCCTCGTAAAAAATGTGAATGGTTTTGTCGGCTGCCGGTTCCCGATACTGCTCGAAGATGAGCTTCCCGAATCGCTCCTCCCAATGATTATTCGGCTCCGGCTGGGTCAGGGTGTCTGTGTCGATAGTGACGTCAACCACGTGCGTGACGCCTGCCGGCAGGGTATAGATGAGCTGACTCTCTACACTGGTAAGGGTTTCGTTGTCGTAGAGGATCTTTCCGATCTCTCGAAGTGCAAGGTTCACCGCCTGCCGGAGGTCACGGTACTCGACAAAATCAGAAGCTGCCACCTCGAACGTCACACCGCTGACGATGTTGGAGGGGAACGCAGCAACGGTCAATCGGTCGTTTGTGTCGGAGAAGGCCGTCACCGCCCGGCTGCGGCCTGCATTGGCTCCGCTCGTAATCCAGGCAGTGCCGCCTACAAAGTTATTGTCGGGGAAGCCTGCAAGGTTGACCGTATCAATGATCTGGGTTGCGTTGCCTGGGCTGGATGTGGCTGCGCCGATCACGGTGCGGGTCACAAGTCTTGCCACCTGGCGGGTGAGGTCGGCGAGAGTGGCGGTCATTTACCCCTCCAACGCTTCGGGATGTTCTTCGCCCAGGCTGGCGGCTTGCGCTTGCCTGCCTTGTGCATCGCAATGGCGATTGCCTGCATCTGCGGCCTGCCTTCATCCATCATCATGCGGATGTTGGAGGAGACGGCTGATTGGCTGGTTCCTTTTTTGAGTGGCATATAGTCCTCGTTATTTGGCGGGTGCGCTGTCCGATCTTCTCCTAGGCTTTCGGGACGGCGCGTAGGACGTACTCGTTCGGACGAGCGGACGGGTCGAGGTAGAAGAAATTGCCCCTCTCATCGCCGACGATCACGCGAGCGGTTTGCAGGTCGGAGAGTTTGACAATTGGCTTGCCTGCGATGAAGGCAGGAAAGTGTACAGTCTCGACTTCGCCGGCCTGAGGTTTTTCAGTCACCGTCTCTTCAGTTGGCTGCACTTCCTCAACGGATTCGAGCGTAACCGGTTCTTTCTGGGGTTTTTGTTTCCTTGGCATGGTAATCTCCTTTCAATGGATACAGGGCATCCCGGTATAGGTTGCTCTTTTCGTGGATCGCAACTTCGATGCCGCGCGCCGCGGCTTGCCCCAGCCAGAAGAAGATGCTGTCACCCTGCTTGCGGTAGCCGTTGTCATAGAGTTCGATGCCGTACAGCTCTACTCTGGTGTAGTGTTTATAGATCGCAAGCGCAAGAGCATAGGGCGTGGTCGAGGTGTAGAAGTCCTGAACCTTCTCCGCACCGTGCCAGAGACCGGAGTACAGCGCACTGATGCTGTGTCTCGGGAAAGCGAGTGACGCAGGGATTTGGGGGTCGGCTGCGTGCATCCAGATCGGGAAGGGGTGCGGCTGCCTAAGCCAGTCCCTATATTCTTCCTCGTAACGGTCGGTGGTCAGGCAGTCGGCATGGGTTTCAAAGACCCCACTCACACGCGGCAACCCCATGGCATAGTCGTTGAATGCCCAGATGTCGATATGAGGCTTGTCGAATGGGGCGAAGTCGCGGGTCTCTTTGGCGCGTCCAACAATAGCAACAGTTCTCATGATTTGTATAGTGAAAGCCCGCCCGTCGCCGAGCGGGCCTCTATTCAGCTGGTTGTTACGAGTGCCGTGAGTTGGAGATATAGACCACCACGGCTCCAAAGGAACCGGCTGCGGTCGAGTCCAGCGTCACGTTCAGGATCACCGACAGGTCGGTAAGGGACGGGTGATCGCAAAAGAGCGGGCACACATAATGACCGGCTGCCGTGATCTGCGGGATGGTCGTCTGTTGCAGGGTGTTGTTCGAGCCGTCCTCGAAGTCTGCGGTCACATCCAACACATCACCCGAACTGACGGACGGGATGATGATATGCAGATAGAGCGGGTCGATCATCGGGGTGAGATCGACGTCGGTCAGGGTCGAGTCGGCGGTCAGGTTGCCAACAGAAGCGGCGCGTAATACAAGATTGGTATCCATGATCGTTTCTCCTTATGCCGCTGTCCAGCCCCAAGCAACGGCTGCCGGTCGAGGGCTGACTATATAGAGACCAATGGAACCATCGACCACTGTGCGGTAGTTGACACGGTCTTCGAGCAATCCAACATCTTCGGCGGTCGGCATCTTCATCGCCCAACCTGCGATGTACGGCTCACCGAAGCGAAGGCAGTACATCGAGGACTCACTCCCACCTGTCAGGGCGGTGTTGTTGACTTCCGCATCGCCAAGGATCTGGGAAGATTGGTCGACCTTGTATCCAGCCTGGGCGATCTTCGCGCCGCCCGGACCGTAGGTCAAGAGCTTGCGTCCCAGGAACTCTTCGCTGAACACCTGGTTGGCCTTGCGTAGAGCTGCTACAAAGCGGAAGTACATGGTGCGACCCATGAACAAAATCTTCTGGCTGGCGTCGCCGTCGACGCGGTCAATCAGATCGTCGACCTTGTCGAACATATCGAACCACCAGTTGGTGACAGACGTATCGGGGGAGATGTCCAGCCCGGCGTCGAACTTCTGGTTCGAGCCGAGGTCGTTATGGATGCGATACCACATGCCGACAATCGCATCCTCGTCGCCGGTGGGGGTGTTGTTGAAGAAGGCGTCGTTGAAGGCGAACGCACTGCCCTGCATGATCGCTTCGCTCTGTTGAGCGCGCACGTCCACCAGAGAGCGGGCTTCGACGTACTCTTTGGGCACGTCGATCTTTGCCCCCAGGAAGTGAAGCCGCTCACGCCAGGGGTCGGGGGTGACTTTCACATCGCTGAATGATTCGCCGATCTTGCGCCAGGGCACAGTCGGCAGGGAATTGAAGCGGATGCCTTCCTGTGACAGTTGGGCGTCCGTCTTGAGAGAGAGCATGTCCATAATCAGGGATGCTTCCCGCCAGGTCTTGATGACTGCACGCGTCAGGGGCGGCGCGGTCATCTCGTAATCTAAAAGCGTATAAGCCATTTCAGGCCTCCAAGTTTAGGTTGAAGGCGGGCAGGTTACTCTTTCTTATAAGCGTTCTCCCAGGCGTCGTGTGCGCTGCCGGGGGTCTGAACCTGTCCGCTGATCTGTGATCCACCACCCACCACGCGGGCGGCGGCGTTCCTGCTTTGAGCCTGGAGGCGCGTTGCCTTTGTGTTGGCGGCTTTGTCTGCCGCGCGTAGGATCTTCACTAATCCTTTCGGATCGTTCCATGCGCTGTCGACTGCTTTTTGCAGGTCTGCAAATTCAGGGTCGGCGCGCGTGACGGTCGCTCCTACTTCTTCAAAGACATTCGCGATCTGCGCATTCATGTACTGGATCGCCTCGTCAGTATCTGACACTTCGGGAGCTGGCTGAGTGGTCGGCGTGGTTTCCTCGGGTGGGGAAGCATACGCCTCAGTCACGATCTTCTGTTGTGCCTGCTTGACTTGGTCGTCGGTAAGTCCGAGCGTATCCTTGGTTTGGCTCAACGCTGCGAACCTATCTGTGATCTGCTTCTGAATGCGGTTCTCACTCTTTGCCGTCTGAGACTGTGCGATCCGTGCGGCTCGCTGATCGGCGATCTTTTCGATGGCTGCGATCTGCTCAGGGGTAAGCGGCGTTTCCGTCTGCGGTTCGATTGGAGTTTCAGCCTTTGGGGTGATTGGCTCCTGAACCTCTGCGCTTGTGGGAGTGACCAACTCCGTTGGCGTTGCTTGGGATGTCGGCTCTGGCATTGTGATGTTCCTCCATTGCTGGCAAACAAAAAGCGGCACCTGGTTAGGGTGCCCGCTCGTAAGTCTGTCGGCAAGAATGTTAAGTTGGCGGGATTATATCACGCGAGATCTTATCGCCGTCAATGGCGGTGTCAGCTGGTGTAACCTTTTAGAAATGATCACATCGTCACTCGCGTCGATGTCGGCCGCTCCATGGATGGCGGTGCTTACCCGGGCCGCATCGCCGTCCGCGGTGTTCCTCGAGGAAATCAGATCCCGCACCGTCATTCGTGGTGGTGCCTTCCGGAATCTCTCTGCTCAATTTGCCTAGCAGATTGGATCACATCCAACAGCGCAAGCCGTTTGAGCGCGGGCATCTCTGCCAGCATCCGTCTCCATCGCTTCTGCTGCTTCCTGATAGTCTCCCTCTCTCGGTAATTGTCGCCGAGATAGGAATAGTCGTGGAGTTCAAACGGCTGCGGGTAGTTCATCCATAAATATTCCGTGACCACCGTGCCTCCACGCGTCCGGGTCTGGTAGGAAATCACGCGCCAATCCTTGAGCATCTTATCGTAGAGACCGGACTTGTAGCCGGAGATTGCGATCATGGCAGGCAGGGATTTCAACACTTTCAAAAGTTCGGCGTGCTCTTCCTCTGTACAGAACTCATGCCTGTAGAGCGGCTTCTGATGTGACCGGGTCGACATGATGTAGGGTGGGTCGCAGTAAACAAACTCGTCGCCCTGCCAGTCGTAAGAACTGAGAAACGATATCGCATCGCCATGCGTGGCGAGGTGCCCGGCACCCCAGTCCTCCCATTGTTTGATAACGTTCATATCGACGTCTATGCCGATGCTTACGATCGCCGGTTTCTTCAAGCGCATGATCGCGCCTGATCCCAGGAAGGGTTCGATATAGGTTGTGTGGGGTGGGATCTGATTGATGATCCGCTGGTAGATGCCGCTTGCGTTCTTACCGCCTTTATAGTTCATGGCTGTGTCTCCTCCCTGCAGTATCGCCGAATATGGCGTGGTTGTCAAGAGTTAAATGCAGGTTCCCGACTGCTCTCTGCAAACAATCGGGAACCATCTAAAATAAAGCATCGCAGTAAAGTGGCGGCTCTGGCCTGAGGGGGGCAGGCTGAACACCGCCGAACGCAAGATTACCGCAAACAGAATCGCCTGTCAAGACTGCAAATTTCAGCCGTTGAATTTTCGACTCAACCCATCTATAATCAGGGCGGCGGCTATTCCTGTAGAGTAGGTGAGCCTGTACACCGCCTAGAGAACACCGACGCCGCGCTGTTCTCGAAACTCCTGCACTTCCTCATGTGGCGTGCATGATAGTGCTGTCCGTCGATGCAACTGCCAGAGGTCTGTAGCCAAGCTGGCAGTTGTGTTTTTGTTGGGTGTTACTCCGCTGTAACAGGCGCTTCCTGCTTTCAATCTCGCGCCGTTGACCTGCGCTGTGAGTGGACTGCATCCAAAGCTTTACGAGCATATAGTCGTAGGTCGGGATGGAGAGAAGTGTGGGACATGAATTCATCTGAGACAATCCCAAATCACGGGCGTGAATATTAACACGAACCAAAGCAGGAAGAGGGCGCGGCGAAAGGTTCTCATTCCACTTGTTCGAAGCCGTCGACATATCCCCTGCGTCTATCGGGTGGGCAGAATAAAGTGACAGGAATATTGTCGGCGGCGTTGAATAAATCTTCTTCGCGCAACTGGTTTGCAATGATCTTCACCAGTTGCTCAGATAGATGGAATCGATTTGCGAGGTAATCCAAATCAACGTGTACATTCTTCGCTTGCGCGGCTGCCATCCAGTCGGCAACCATCTCCACGATGTCTATGAGTGTCATGTCATCCACGCCGTTTTTGAAGTGTTCAGGATGATGTCGGTTGGCTTCGTAGTGCATCCGCAATCCTTCGCCCATCTGCTCTAGTGCTTCTTTGTATTCAGGGCTGCCGAGTGTGCGGGCTTTCAACTCAGGAACCCACCTATCGAACATTGCTTTTTCGGTCGGGTTCTTGAGTTTGCTGTCGTCGTGATATTTGGAACGCCCTTCCAGTAGCGTCCAGAATCGGCGCATCCAATACACGACTTTCTCTTTATGCTCAAGCACGTCATCCGTGCAATCGTATGCCATCTTTTACACTTTCACAGCAGGTGTGAAATCAAGATAGTATTCCTCGTTGATTTCAAACAGATCGTCGCGAACGGCTTGCAGTTCTATCGTGCCGCTTGGTGTCGATGCGAAGAACTTCTTGTCCTCTTCATCCGCGCCCGGTCCACCAGTCACAGCCTGGAAGCGGTAGTTATAGACTATTCCGCTCTCATACTTGCCGTCGTTGTTGTACTTGCCTCCCATCAGCTTAGTTACAGATGTGCAAGAAAATTTTGCGCGAACAGTTGTGAGTGCCATATCTTTACTCCTTTAGGTGAATGATTTATTGACCGCCATAAAGTAAGGCGGGAACAACCTGAGAATTGAGCCACGAATTGAGATTGTCCATCGGTCGACCCTCCATAATCCACTGCTGCTCCAGGGCTTTGTAGGCTCCCTTCGGCAACTTCTTCCCGCTGTAGGCATAGGTCGTGACGTAATCGAGGAGACCCGGTGCCCATGTCGAAGTATCCACCCGTTTGAAAACCTGCCCCTTAAATATCGGTTCCAGATCTGGGTAGCTCTTCATCCATTTATCCTTCCAATCCCAATACTTCCTCAGCTCAGGGTTCTTCAAGAGATAACTGGCGCGCTGGCTCTTTGGCAATGAATAGTAGCCTTGCTCCAGCTCATAATAGTTGCCGTAATACTTGGTGCGCTGGTTGAAGAATTGATCCGTGATCTTCGTCACCTGCCGGTCGTAGAGGTTGAGCTTGGGTCGCTCGGCTGCCGGCACCGCCAGCACTGGCGCGGTCTCCGGAGTCTTCGGGATCATGCCGCCCAGGAGCTGCGCCCACTGCGTCAGGGTCTTCACGTCCAGGCTATCGTAAGAGCGAGTCTCCTTGTCCAGGAAGGAACGGTTGAAGTCGTCGCCCATTTCAGAGCGGGCCTGTTTCTGGTTGGTGGGACCCAAGCCCATGTACGCATCCCAGATGTTACCGATCAGGAAAGATCGCAGTCGCTCCTCGGGCGGCTTGCCTTTCGCAAGGTAGGCTTCATATTCGGGGTGGTCTGAGAAGAAGCCATTGATCGCGGTCTTATCGCCACCGTCGTACTTCTTCCAGGCTTCGTTCCATTCACCCTTCAAGCCGCGATACTCCAGCTCACCGGCTGGTAACAACCCCGACCCGAACAGCGACGGCAAGAAAGACTTCACACCTGCGCCGACTCCCTCATGTGTGCCAGCTAGTACCGCACCGGCAAGGGGCGTCCTCATCGCAAGCTCCAGCTTTACCCGCTCGCGTGCCTGGTCGAAGAGCGCGCCTTGTCGCTCGATCATTGCCATCTGTGCCTGCTGGCTGGTGATTGCACCTTCTGCTACCATGTTGGATAGCTGCCGGTCGACATAGTAATCGCCGAACTCGCCGAACTCCGGCAGTCCAGCTTTCTTTCGCAGCATCTCTTCGGGCTTCCCCAGGAGCGCGGCGAACTGTCCTATCGGCTCCGCCCAGGTTCCTTTGGTGGTGGCTTCGAGCGCGCGGGCAGTGTTCAGGAGTGGGGTCGTCGTGACTTTGTTCGGCTCTCCCTTACTCAGGAATGGAACCTTGGCACCCAACAGATTGAGTGGAGTGGAGAGATACCATGCGGGACCAAACATCGTAGCCATGAAATCAAACGGGTTGGAGATCTCCGACTCTCTCCTCGTGCCTGCCTCAGCCAGTGCCCGTTCCCACAGGCTGCCGCTTCTACTCTGTGCGGCTTCGGCGATTGCGTCGTCGGTTGCCTGTCCATCCTGTGCCCACTCCTGCAAAACTCTTTCCGCTTCGATCACCTGATAATTCTTATCCCTCATCATCGTCTCGAAGGGTCTCAGGAAATTGGCAGGCGTGAAGAGATTGGAAAGCGGGTCGATATACAACGCGTCGCCCATCCATTTGGGAAGCCACGGCGCGGGGATGCGGAACTTGTTTCTCAAACGCTCAGGCACATCTCGTTCATGCTTGTTCTGGAGATTACGAATGCGGGCGTAGTTGGCGAACCAGGCAGGCTTGTCGATACCGCGCGCCGCCCAGGTCATGAGGCTGCGGGTGTAATAGAACTGGTAGGGTGCGACGGCTTCCAGTCCACGGTCGAACCCGTACCGCCTGTTGTAATTCAACATGGCGAAGTCGCGCTGTGACTCTCCCCATTTGATGGTCGAGTTCTTCACCGCGCCCATGTCGTTTTGTACCTGACGAACATACTGCCGGAGGAGCTGCTGTCCCTCGGCTGACATGTCCTTATATGCTCCGTCCAGCGGGCGCTCATTGGTGAGCTTGTCGAGTGCGACGGTCTGCATCGCGTCGAGCAGAGGTCTGACGCGCGACTTCCAGCCCGCGTCCTGCCATTCACTATCTGCCTTGAAGCCTGAGGCGTCCTCCATTGTGCCCATTGGGTAGTCTGCCTGGAACAACGTCTGGACCGAGGGCGGCATTTGATCACGGACCGTCGAGCGTTGCCCTAGTTCAATGCGCCGGGACTTGTCGTCATACAGGGACTTGTCGGCGCTGGGTAGGTTGTCGCCGATTCCATAGGAGATGGTGAAGCCCTTGCGCTTCGTGTCGCCGATGGTGAAGACATGTTCCCGGACTCCTTTGTCGATGGCGTCAAGCGCGGTGCGTGCGGCTTCTTCACTGGGGAACCAATAGGAAAACTCATCGCCGCCGACACGGAAGGCGCGCCCGCCGACCTTCTCCACTTCCACCTTTGCGATCCCGCCGATCCCCTTGATGACCTGGTCGCCCCCCCCGTGCCCCCAGGCATTATTGATAGCAGTCAGGGCGTTCAGGTCGGAGATGGCCTCCACCCATCCAGCGGGCTTGGCTCCCTCGATGCCCTTTGCAACCAGCGTTTCCAGTCCTGAGAGTGGATCCACCAGCGTCTTCTTGAAGATCCAATCCATGACCTCCTGCTGCTGGGTCGGGTCGAGGGTGCCCCATGCGTCCCTGAGTTGCTTGTGTGCGGGTTGTCTGCGGTCGCTGAGCATCTTCTCTATCGGCTTCTCTTCCCCAAGCATCCGGTTGAATACACTCCTTACGTCGTCGGTCAACTGCACATCGATAGCGCTTCCGGTGATCTGCTTATAAACTTGAAGCATCCAGCTCTTGAAACTCTCGAAGGCACGCTTCAGCTTGGGCGTCGGCGCTTCTCCATCGGCAATGTACTTCTCGAAGCCGCGTGCAAACTTCTCCTCGTGCTCACGCGTCCACTCGCCATCCCTGACCCCTGCCCATTCTTCGATGGTGACAAGGTCGGCTTTGATCTTCTGGTTGTCGGTGCGGGTCGCCACATCTGCCAGCACGCGCCGGAAGACATGGGCGTTCTCGTGGATCAGGGTCGAGAAGTTCCTGGCTTCGAAGGCGTGGATGGTTGCCTTGATGCCGTCTGGTCCGAAGGTGACGGCGCCGCGCTTTGCGCCGGTCCCATTGGCGATCTGGTAGTAGGTGTCCAGAATCTTGGTGGCGTTGTCGTCGAAGATCACAAAGTTATATGTGCCTTCGCCCGCGCCGCGGCTGGCTTCGTCCAGATACTTGATGCCACTGACACCTGCTTCGTTCAAAGCAAGAGATGCGGCTTTATCACTCTTAACTTTCCCAGTCCAGCCTCCGGTAAATGTCTTCTCGGTTCCGTGAGCTTCGGCTAGTCGGTCGTAAAAATCTTTTCCTTTTGTGGCTGCCAGGAACCGTTCGAACATTTCAGGCGGTGCACCCTTCCACCCAGGTTGACTGTCGTACCATTTCCTCGCAGCATCCTGTACCACCTGCGGCTGCTCGCTCAATGGCTGATCCCACAACAGATAATTCTCGTCAGGGACATGAACGCGATAAAGCTGTCCAGCTTCTGGTGGGCGCTCTCCAATCCCCTGGGCTGATTCGAGTATATAGTTGTATTCAGACTCGGCTACTTTCAAGCGCGTCTGCAACTGCCTGTCGCTTGGGCGCTGTGATTGCTTTTCTCGCAATGCGTCGACAAGTTCCTTTTTCTTATCCACTACTTCCCAGTAGTCGTACAGCTTCCGTGTTTCCGGGTCCATCTTGTTCAGAGATAAACCATGTCGATAATACTCTGCGACCTGTTTCTCTTCAGCAAAGTACAGCCCCCATCCATAGACCTGTGCACCTTCGCCGGTGTCGATCTTGTCGAGGGTGAACTTGTTAAACTTATACGGGCTGCCGTGCCACACTTCCTGGAAGAGAACACTGAGCGACTGCCTAGCAACCTGCTCAGCTAGCTTCGGATTGAGGTTGTGCGCTTCGGTCAGGATGGCAACGCGGTCGGCTTTGTTCGGCTCATTAGCTACTGCCCGCCTCAGCTCGTCGGCTCCACTTCTTACCAGTGCCCGCGCATAGTCGCTGACTTCCTGCGGTGTCATCCTTCTGTTGACTGGCTCAATCTGGAAGAGATCCCCTTCCCCGCCTGAGACCACATCTTCATAGTACCTGGAATAGAAAGCATCGCCGCTCTCTCCTGTTATACGCATGTACCATTCTGAAACACTTTCACTCAACTCCATGTAGGCGGCGGCCTGCTCATCGGTCAGCCCAAAGACGTCCCTGAACTTCTCTTCCAGGATACGCTTCGTCTGCATTGCCTGCCCGCGCTCTTCCATGGAGTTGGTCTCATCGGCGATCCGGCTCATCGTGTCGGCAACAGCCTGCTCTCTGGTTGCATCCTCCACACGCGCCACTGTCTCATCCGCGATCCGGCTCATCCAATCTGTCCAGGTCTCACCGGAGGGGGCGCGCTCGTTGGTCAGCTCCTCTGGCAGCTCGCCGATCTTCTCATACATCTTCGTCAGGTCGCCGGTCGAGGTGGCGTCTTCAAGATCCTTCTGCCAGAGTGCCATATCGAAGACGGGTTCCTGCGCTGCCATCTCTTCGGCGAAAGCCGTCTCTGCTCGCTTGAGCGCGGCTTCGTAGTCGTGACCGGCTGGATAGATCTTCTCTCCCTGGCGTGCGCGGGTAAGAAGTTCAGTCGCCTGCCTGATTCCGCCTGGGTCGTCGGGAGAGTTCAAGTCGATTGGGTAGCCGTCATCAGCCAGCATGCGCGCCATTTCATCCAAGCCGATTCCCTTCTTCCTGAACACTCCGGGCATGGAGCGCGGTCGCTTCTCGCCGGTCAAGTCAAGAGCCTGATCGATCTGCAAGCCGCCATGTTCGGAGATGGCCTTGAGAATGGATGTGTCGTCATGGATGTCGGGACCTAAGATCCCTTCTGTTTTCCTGGCGGCCTGTTCTGCCTTCGCCCTGGCAAGGTCTACCTTGTTGGACTCTTCCACCTTCTTGGCTTCGGCTCGCTTGTCCATCACATCCCGCACCATCTCCGGCGTCAGACGCGGGTCATCCAGTCCGGTCAGGTCTGCGATCCCGCCGTACTCTTCTTTCCTGAGCGCACCGATCAGGGCAAAGCGATCTTGCAGGATGGTCCGGTCGTAGGGCAGTCCAACGCGGGAATACTCCTCTGCCACATCCCAAACGGATTTCACCTTCTCAGCTTTGTCTGCAACGTCGCGGGCAGTGCGCTGTTCTGCGTCGGCGATCAGACTATTGATTTCCTCAGCTCCCCCACCTGTGCGTATAGCTTCACCGGGGGAGGGCGGGGGAGTGCCACCTGAAGGCTGACCGCTGATTGCTGATTGCCCGCCCTTCCCGTTCTTGATGACGCGTTCCAATCTCTGTATCCCCTCCTGGTTGATGCGCTCAAGCTCTGCGATCTGGGCAACCTTCTCCGTCTGGTAATACTTCTGCTTTGCCGCTTCCCTCTGATCACGCGTCAGTGACTGGATGGATTTACGGAAGTCGCGCTCACGCTTCACGATGTCGTCAGAGAACTTTGTGTAATCCTCCCACCATTTGCGGGCGGCTTCTCCGGCGGCCGGACCGTACATCTCCTCGTTGATCTTGCCCAGTGCATTCCCCATATTCTTTTCGGCGTTGCCCTTGGACTTGAAGGCCCGCTCGAATGCCTGGTCGACCTTCTTCTGGGAGGCTTCCCACTCTCCAGGAGGAATGGAATCCGGGTTCTCTCGTAGCCTATCGAAGAAAGATCTGCGCTCACTTCTCATGAAGTCGTAGGCTTCCTTCATGGCTGCATCGGACTGCGCGACGGCGGCGAGTATCTCCATCGCCTTTGGGTTACGAGACTTGCCCCATGCTTCGAATATGCCCTGATAGTTCGCCGCCGTCCTCGCATTGATCCGCCTGAACTCCTGATCGGAAATCTGGTAATTCAGGTCAATCGCTTTGCTGCGTAGGCTAGCGTCGGGGATGCCGCGCAATTCCTCGAACGTCTCCCCGAACCGTGAGTAGTGATCCAGCCATGCGTCGAAGTATTCCCCGTTCACCCGCTGCACTACATCCAATGCGGCTGCCGGTCCTTCTGCCTGAACCTTATTCGTGACCTGCTCTGCCATTGTCCTAAGATCGCGGGCGGTCTGCATGTCTTGGAAGTCCTGAGCCTTCCTGATCGCAGACCTGAACGCGCCTCGTACACGGTCGGGGGTATCGGCTTTGGCAAGGACGCGATCCAGCTCATCCAGCACGCCGACCTTCTCCAATAACCTGGCTGCCTGGGTGGACGGCATTCCCATCTTCTGGGCTGCGTCGTTGACCAGAGTCCGAGACATGATCCCTGACTGTCGCTGGAAGACAAAGCGCTCGATCTCATCCTTGTTCATGCCCGCCTCGATCAGAGAATAAATGCTGTTCGGGTTGATGCCTGCCTGCTCCAGGTGTCCCTTCAGATCCGGTGTCACTTCGGCAAAGCCGCGCCCGCGGCGCCACGTCTGCGACCACATATCCCGCATGGCGATCATGTAGCCGTTCTTCCCCTCCAGTTGTTCGAAGGCGGAAGATAACTTATTGAACGGCATGCCCCTGCCGATGGCGGAGACTATCCGCTGCGCTCGACCCAGGGCGTCATTCTGGTTTCCCTTGACTTCCGCTTGAATCGCTTCTGTTTTGACGCTGCTCTTTGATGCGGCCTGTTCTACTTCACCGCCGATCCCAACTCCCTCTTCCAGTCTGGCGGGTGTCACTCCGAATCGGTCGAGCCATGTGTCGATCTGCCGCGGGGTCATGTATCCATAGATGCCGGTCACGGCTCTATGGACCATGTTCGACATGCCGTTCTGCAAAGCATAGCCCGGACTGCCGCCCAACAGGAGGACAGATTGCGCGCTCTTCAAAAGATGTGTGGTCCTGAAGAAGGCTTTCGCTTCCGGCGTATCGCGCCCCAACCCTAGCTTCTCGACTGCCCATTCGTCGAAGTGAGAACCGAGGGCATCCATCATCGAGGCTTTCCATTGGTCGACATGCCACGGCAATGCCCCGTCACCAGTGAAGACATCCACCATCTGCTTGAGATTGTCTTTGGTGAAATCGCCGCGCTGCATGTCGGCAAGCAGTTCCTTGGCACCCGGGTCTGTGGATTGTTGCAGCCGTTCGGTTAGCCTCTGGAAGTCCTGCTCATCTGTGCCGCGCTTGGCTAGGTCTTCGATGAATGTGCCTGGCTCCTCGCCCAACACATCGGCGATCCTAAGGAGTCTCTCCCTATGGGGTTGTGCAAGATCCCAGGCTGCCAGCGGTCCGTCGACCTTGGCGCTATCAAAGTCCTTGAGCGCGGGCAGGATCGTGTACCACTCCGGGCTTTGGGCGATCTTGCCGCCCATCTCTGCCCAGACCTTCATGTCACCCTTCGAGAGTGACCCCATAAATTTACTGATCTCATGCGGATCGTCGAAGGTGGAGAGGAGCGCGCCGAGGTTGTTATAGAACATGTTCGCCCCTTCGCGTGCGCGTGCCTCCGGTGTCAGTGCCGCCCAGTCGTCTTTGAGCTTCGACCATAGCCCGGCCTGTTTGGCTGGCTTGTCCAGGAGTCCGGTCTGTGTGAGCGGTCCGCTCTTGATCTGCCCGGCTTCGTTGAGACCTGCGACCCATCTGCTTACTGAACTCATCTTGGTATAGTCGAAGCCTGGCGCCACATCTCCGGTTTGCACCAGTGTCTGATACCTCCGCAATCCCTCGACCGGCGCTTTGGATTCCAGGAAGGCACGCGCCGCAGTCTCGTTCCCCATGAGGCTGGCGAGTTTGCCGGTCGTCTTGGCTGTCACTTCCGGCAGGTATTCCAGCGGGTCAATGGCTGCTTGTCCGGCAAAGTCTGCCACGGTCGCGCCCACATACTGCCCCTGCTCGCCCATGATTTGCCGAACCACATCCCGAGGGTCCTCACCATTGATGATCGCCTTATGGATGGTGAGCCTGGCTTCCTGCAAGATCCCCATAGCATCGTTGGTATCGTAGAAGTTGCCGGTCACCGGGTTGAACCCCTGCGCTACGGCTCGATCCACCGGCTGAGATGCGCCGACCACGAAGTCCTGCCCAGGCTTGGCGAGGACGGCGGTTTCATCTCCCAAGAGTCTCGCGATCCCTGGTATCCAGTTGCGTGCGCCCATGAAGTCGCTGGCTTCGTAGGCAAAGCGTCCCGCTTCCCAAGTCGCCTTCCGGTAGGCAGGATCTGTCAGCATCTTATTGGCGCTAGCTGCCGCTTCCTGATTCCCCTGCGCTCCGGCAATTGCTGCGTCCAGTGCCTGAGCTGTGTACCCGACCGTCTGCTCTGCTCCTTCTGAGAGCTTGTTCAGGACAGCCATCAGTCCGGCAGTTGCGCTTGGCTGCTCGAAGACTCCCCGCGTCGGGTCATACTGTTGCCCGCCGACAAGTCCCAGTCCATAACCAACAGCCGCACCTGCAACCTTTCCAACAGGACCGAAGATCCCACCGGCATGAGCACCCGCCAAAGCCATGGGACTGGCCATGATCTTGGGGTTGGAGATGATGCCATAGTATGTCTTCTGCCAGCGGGGCAACTGCTTCCAGTCGAAGTTCGGATCATTCAGGATCTGATCACGCACGGCAACAGGAAATTGTGTGATCTGCCCGGACTTGTAGAAAGAGGGGTCTTTGAGGAGCTTCGCCCGCTCGGTGGTTTCGACGTCAGTCCAGCCTGCACCGCCCGTCTTCACAGCTTCTACCGTCGCGAACTTGACCGGCGTCGGGGCTGCCTGCACCTGAGTCGCCTGAGTCGGTGGCTGCTGTATCCCTGCGTAGTGCTGCTGGAACCAGTCAGGATTGACCTTGACCCGCGCGTCGACATACTTCTGTGCGATCTGAGCAGTCGACATTCCGGCAGTCTGGTAATCCAGAAGCCCCTTTTGCTCCAGCCGCACGTCTTGCTTATGCTGCCGGATCAGATCTTCGCTGTTGTAGAGTTGCCACTTCTTGAGGTTGTCGGCGTTGATGCCGCGCTTCTCAAGCTGGATGCGCATTTCCTTATTGCTTGGCATGTGGGGTCCTTATCGCCATGAACGGCGGTGCTTCAGCCTATTGACCAATTGGCTAACCCTGCACTCTTTGCCCATTCGGGTTGAGAGTTGTCGTATTGCGTCGGCTGGTAGGTTCGAGGTTGGTACCTATACCCACCTCCGCCCCTGCGTTTCTTATATCCGCCATACCCGCCTCCACCATAGCCACCATAATCAGGTGTGGTCGGGGTGATCGGCGCGGTTGGCGTGATAGGCACGGGTTCACCTGATCCCATGTTGACTCTCACTATCCCGCCCGGTCCCGCTACATAAGTCATTGGCGTTCCGCCTGCCGGTCCGATTGTCGTTGCCGGACCGGGATTGAAATTGACTGGCGCATTGGCAGTACTAGCTGGCGGTTTCGGTTGCAACCAGGATGGCAGGGGTGTCGATTGAAGAGGTGACGGCGTTCCACCTACCGGGATCTGGTTGAGTTGGTTCTGCATTTGCTGCCACCATGAGCCGGATGCGGTCTGTGTTTTCGGCGGTTGGGTCGAGATCGGGATCTTTGGGATCTGCACGCCGCCGCCCAGTCCGGCAGGTGTGCCGAGTTGGTTGAGCTTGTTCTTAAGTGTCTGCCACCAAGAGGGTTGTCCGGGCATTACCTTCTCCTTTCGTTGATTGCATCCATCAGAGCCTTATACTCCTCTGGGTTCTCACGCATGATCTGTTCTTTCTGCTCATCGGTCGCGGCGGCCCACATCTGCCGGATCTGCTCCAGTTCCTGCGGCTCGGTCAGTTCTTCCATTACTTCACGGACGATCTCCTGAATGTCGGCGGTCGCCTCGAGGAAGATGTCTCTTAAATCAAAGTCGTCAGTCATGATTGAATATCCGTTCTATTCGTCCATCATCCTGAAAGAACTACCATGCACTCGCTGAATACGAACCGGACCATCTGGACGCGGGGCTTCGGCAGGCCATTCAACGCGCTCCCTGAAATCGTGATATTGGTTTTCGGTCATCATCACGATATACCGTCCGCGTTTGCCGTATGGGTAACTGTGAACTGCGTAACCGCATTTATTCCGCAGATACCACGAAATGAAATTCACAATAACACTGTGTAGAAAACGCCCAATCATTTCACTTTCCTTTCTGTTAGAAAGTTCGTTCTGCTTTTCATCGCGCCTTCATCCTTCCATTGCCTCGCTCCTGTGGTCGCGGCTGTGCTTCGGTCATCGGCGTGGCTTCGGCTCCCATGCCTGGCGTCATCCCCTGCGGCTGTCCTCCCTGCCCCTGCATCTGCATTAGCTGCTCCGGCGTGGGCTGTCCCTGCGGCATCTCACTGTCGGGCATCATTGAACCGTCCGGCATTTGATGGAAGCCTGGCGGAGGCTGCTCTCCACCAGCTGGCATCGTCTGATCTGGCGGTGTTGGACCGGGTTGCTGTCCTTGTCCCATTGCCGCGGCAATGAACTTCTGCATGAGCTGCGGGTTCTGGAGGATACTGCCGACGATAGCCTTGCGAATGTCCTCCTTCGTCTTCTGCCGGAACATGGCATTGCTATCTGCGATCTTGAGGAGATTGGTGTTGAGCCATTCGTCAGAGACATTGGCGCCGCTGCCTTTGAGCTGCGTGACGATCTGGCTATTGCGCAGGTCGTCCTGCTGAAGATCGGGTTCGAGCGTGACTTCCAGTTCGACGTCGGCGGGAATATCTTCGGGTTCGATCAGGTCGTTGACAATCCCTTCGCTCTTGATCCGCTGCAATATGTGGAGGAATAGATCCCGGTAACACTGCTCCTGCGCTTCGGTCGGGTCGATGGCTGGCAGTTTCCCGGCGTTGACTTCCATCACATAGCTGCTAAAGGTCGCGGCCCCCGATGTCCCGCCGATGGTCTGCTCCTGGATGGTGCTCTTGCCGGTCTGCGCATCCATCAGGTTTTTGATCTGGATCACATCCCCGTCGATCACCTGCGTATTTTCCAGCTTGCCCTTGGCGGTAATGATCTTCACACCACCGCGGTAATCGACCGTGATGTCCGAGGTGTCGTCAGGATCTCGAAGGATGGTCGGACCAGGCAACCCTTGAGTATAGATCGCCGTGAACAAGTACGTCCAAAACAAGTTCTCCCGCCGATCCCATTCACCCTTGGCATACGCATATAAGAAACTTTGAAGCTGCTCTTCCGGCTTGTGGAATAATGTGCTGCCGCCTGCGTATCTCACGAAGACGGGGATATTGGTCACGCCCTCGATGTCACCATCGGCATTCTTACTGAGCCACTCACCCGCAAACAGGGTAGTGCCGCCACTCTCGACCAGCCGCCTGTCATAGTGGAAGAAGTCGGAGACGATGTAGTCCGTGTCATCCTTGAACTTCATCGGATCGCAACCCCATTCCTCTTTGATCTCCATCCCTTTGAGTGTGTACTCCTGCAAGTGCCCAGATAGTCCATACTTCCCCCACTCCGGGTAGCTCTCCTTCGGGTTGATGGTGTCGATCAGGAACGGCGTGCGCTTGCGGATCGTCTCCAGTTGCTTGACGATGAACTTGTTGACCTGGCGATCAGCGCCCGCGTAGTCCTTGGTCTTGGCGGTAATCAGGTCGTCGACGCTGTTGACCGTCATCACGACTGGACCATATAGGATCGCGGCAAGGTTGGTGTCCCGCTCATTCCTGGCTGCCTTATATTCTCCGCTCACCCTGAGTATGGTCTTGAGCGCGGCTTCGATCTCGTCTGAATGTTGCGCCGCCTCTTTGCCATCCTTCACTTTGATATGGATCTCGGACGTGTCGAGGATGCGCTTCAAACCTGTGACCTTATCCCGTCCACCTGGTGAGGCTGTGACCTTCCAGTCTTTGGGGTCGATGCCTGCGTCCTTCGGCTTCTCGATGTTCTTCATGAAGTAGATCTCTTCATAGCGCGTGAAGAGTTGGTTGCGTGCGCCATAGGATGCCTTGATCTGGTCGCGCCGTATGCGTAGCTGCCGGATCTCTTCCTGTGGTAGGTTAACTGTGGTCATAGTCCTTTTACTCCTGCGAGTGGATGCCTGCCGTCTTGCTTCGGCGCTCCCTTTTGCTCAATTCGTTTCTCGTTGGTGAGTGCGTACCTGCAATCGTCATAGGCGTGGTCTTCCTGGTCAGTGTCCACGTCCTCCGGGTTGCGCTCGTCAGCTGCCAGACTGGAGAACTGCTCGATCATGTGCGGGCAGGTCTCGAATACTTGCAAGCCTGGCTCTCCGTCTGGCAGGTCGGCGAGGATGTTGTTCACCTTGCGCTTGCCTGAAAGCCGGTCGTTGTCCGCTTTGGTCAGGACCACACCTTCCTTCTTGTACTCATCGGCAGTCGAGAACACTTCATCGTCGCGGTTCTTGCGCTCCCAAAGAGCAGGGTCGGCGTAGTGAACGAAGATGATTTCATCGGGTGTCATGTCTCGGATGCCGCGCGCCTGTTGCCGGTCGGTCATGCCTGCACCGTAGAACTCACGGTAAACAAATATCCGCCTGGTGTCCGGGTCTTTGGTGTACCAGTGAGTTGAGAACGGCGAGGCAAATCCCCAGTCGGTCGACCTCCATTTGATCCAATGGTTCGGGATCTCGAACGGCTGCACGACATGCCGCTCCCTATTCCACTGCGGGAATGCCATGCCTGCGAATGCGTCCCAGTCTCCGTCTCTCCAGGCTTTGCCGAGTGGACCTGTAAGACTATCCAGCCAGCTTTGATACTCCGGGTTGATGAAGGGATTGTAGATATGGGTCACGTCGAAGAAGCGGGTCAGGCGCTCAATCCCTTTGCGGAACGGCTCGATAAACATCTTCTTGAACCAGGACAAGCCGATGCCGTCCGCGTTGGTGGATAGGTAGATGCGCGGTCGCCACTTCGACTTCGAGGTGCGAAGAGAGCCGCGCAACTTATCCTTCTTGGTCTCTGAGATCTGCGTGCACTCTTCGATGACGATGATGTCATACTCGATGCCCAAATATTTTTCGATGTCCTTCTCGTCCTTGAACCCACCGATAATGATCCGGCTGCCGTTCCTGAATGAGATGCCGTCCGCGGTCGGGGTGTGCGGCGTGTACCGAAACACCTGGCGAACAACATCATCGAGCGATTCCCTGGCTGCTTTCATGATCTTGCGCAGGAAGAGAACCTTCAACCCTTCGACCCGCTGGCAATCGTCCAGTCCTACCTGCGCCATGATCGTGTGACTCTTGCCTGGTCCGCGCTTGCCGCCGAGTGCGATCCATTCGGGCCCGCCCTGCTTGTCGGCTTCCCTGGCTGCCGCATGGAAGGGAAGCATCCCCTCCAGTGGAATGTAGCCGGCGCGCGTGAACTGCTCTGCCTGGTCGCGCGGCAAGCCTGCGTCACGCATGGCGGTCAGCATTCGCTCGATACGTTCGTCAGCTTTGATCGTCGCGGTTACCATAGATCTTGTCCAGATACTTATCCAGTCCGTCGATGTGGAGTGGGTTCTCTTTCGTGCCCGGCTCGTTGAATAACTTGTGATGCTTGCCGATCAGTTCCTGCGCGGCTTTCGCGTCGTGGATCTCGATGCTCATTCCCCTTCTGCCATGGTCGGAAAACTTCTTGAGCAGGTAGGAATAGTCTGGATCTTTGATCCTGTCCAGGTCGAGGATCACACGTCGCACCCGGTAGCTGATCCGCTTGACTGCTGGCTTGCCTTCCTGTTCTTCGATAACTTCCTGCTCATCCAGGATCTCGGAGGTCGGCGGTGGGTAGAACATCCATTCATCCGTCACCTTGAAGAACAGACCCAGGTCGCCGCGCCCGATGTCTGCCAGCCGCTTCAGGACCTCGTCGGCGCTCATGTGGTTCTCTGCTAATCGCTGCTGCAAATGTGCTTGAAAGTTAGCTTCTGCAAACAAACGCGCGGCAGAAGTCCTTGCCGCGTTGTGCGAGGCTTTCTGGTAAACCCTTTTATAAGCCTCTGTTTTCTCCCAACATTGGAAGTATTCATCCATGACGGCTTGATGGCTTTGAGACAGTGGCTTGAGTTCGTCGGTCATGCCTTTTCGTACACCTTGAACGGATCAGGCAAACCCTTCGACATGTCCCACTTCTCCAACTTGGAAAGCGGGATCGTGAGCTTTGGGTATTTCCTGCGGTCGGCAATCAGCGGATGGATGATCGGCGCAACTTCCCCGTTCGGCTGCAATCCCTGCGGGAATCTCCTCGGCGTGCCCTTACTGTCCACGGTCACGGCATACACAAAGAACCACGGGCGCGCCAGTATCCAATCCAATGTCGGCGCGTGATTCACATCCAGCGTTTCGAGGATCAGGTTTGGTCCTTCCACTGTCCCGGTGTGGAAGCTGCCGCCTGTAGTCAGGGCTTCGACGCGTGGGTTATCGCACGTCAGGTTCTCGCGTAGCACATAGTTGGCGCGCGGATCACTCTCCATCCCATACCCCTGGTTGTTATCTATCCACAACTTGAAGTGATAGACGGCTGTCCATTTGTTGGCGCTGATCCTTGGGTTCATGCCTCGGCTAAGCAGCTGCCAGTCCTTGCCGAATTCCGAGTGATGGTTCGGGAAGATCGGGTGCACTTCCGGCAGGTTGTCCCGCCATAACCCCTTCGTCAATTCGATGTCGTGCTTCACTCTCCATAACTGCGGGATGGTTGGTCCCGGTGGCAATGGCTGCGGGTCCAGCTTGATAAACTGATCGCCGCCTTCCTTCCGCACTGCGACCCACTTCCCTTTGATCGTCTCGGGTACACTGTCGTCGAGCTTCATCCAGACGTAACCGTTGCCAGTCCATAGTCTCCCGCTCACCTTCTCCCCTGGGATGAGTCGGCGGCCGGTGTCGGTCCCGTCTGCCCGCGCCGGGTAGCTGCGGGCAATCAGGCGTTCGAGGGCAACGACATGACCCGTCCAGGTCTCCGGCTCGGTCTCCGGTTCTGTCTGTGGCGCGGGCGGCTCGACTGGTGGAGGTGGATCGGTGTTTGTGATCCCTGCCCACTTGTACAGCTCCTCCACCCTGCCGTTGAAGACGTTCAGATCTACATCCCCATTCGTGCCGTAGTCTGCCTTCTTCCCGTTGCTGCTGTATTGCCAGAACGTCCAGCCACTTGCGCGGTTAGCAGGCATCAGCGGCTCACCGTCCACGTTCTGCCCGTTATAGTTTGCCAGCCATAGGTCGAGCGACTCCAGCCACTGCTCCCCTTCCATCCCATACAGCCGCTTGATGGCGGGGTAGATAAAGTTTGCGTAGATGTCGGTGTTGGTGTAGAGGACGACCTTCTTGTCCGGCTTCTTGAACTTCCAGTAATCCAGGATGCGGCGCATGTCCGAGAAGAACGTATCCCCCGCAGCCGGGCTTGCGAAGGCCAGCTCGTTGTAGGCCTTCTCCACATCCAGGGCGAGGATATGAAAGTCGTAACGGTCTGCGGCCCGCAGGAAGAACTCCGCCTGAGCCAGCCACGAGGCGCCATACTTCTGGTAGTGGTAAGCGCCCCTCACTCCCACGCGCTTGGCTCCCTCCCAGTTGATACCGAGGGCGGGATCGATCATGGTCGAGCCTTGGGTCGCCTTGATGATCACGAAATCAATCGGCCTGGTCGCCAGCTCCGGCTTGAACCAGCCCCACCAGTGCGAGCCGTCGATCCCTACCGCGCGGTACTTGGGTGCGAGGATGGAGACGAGATAGTTTCTGATCGTATTCAGCATTTGTTATTTGCCTCCGAATACCAGGTAGAGAATGCCAAGCGCAATTGCTGTGAGGATCGCGGGAAGTACCTTGTCCCGGAACCATGCCCAGAAATCAAAGCGCTTTGAAAATTCCTTGGCGATCTCCCGCACGATCTTCTGTGTCGTAGACATCTGGTCGTCGCCTTCCAGGCTGCCAAGTAGTTTCTTTTCCTGCCTCTCCCGCCTGACCCTGTATTGCAGGGTCTCCTTCTTGGACTCTTCCAGATCCTTCTTGGTCTCAAGCACATCCCGCTTGATGTTCACCAGTTCTGAGCGCATCCAGGCCTGCATCCCAACGATGGCGAGCAGCTGCTCTTCCCTCGGCATGGCAAGGAAAACTTTCTTGGCGTTCTCGTCCATCTGGACGGCGTCAAAGATTTCCTGGAAGCCGCCTGCATTAGTCGGAGTCATTTATTTGGCGCGGGCGCGGTGGATCGCCTGGGCGGTGGCAGACCCGGCAGGGTTGCCTAAGATCCAGGCGATGATCGCCGCGGCAAGAGTAGCCAGGAACTCGTCGCTGACAGGGACGCCGAGGGCAATGAACACAAAGCGAAGGATCACGATCAGAAGCGCAACGAAAACTGCTCTTAATGTTGGGTCTAACATGGGGGTCTCCTTCTCCGGCAGGCACACTTGTTCCGGCGTTCGTTGTCGGAAAATAAAAAACGGGGCGCTCCTAGATAGAGCGTCCCGTTTCTTGTCTGTCGGACTAGATAAAATTTGTTTTGAAAATTATACACCTACTCCGACTGATAGGTCTTCGGCTTGATGCCATTCACATTGTCTGATCCGTTGATATGGCGGACGTGTCCATGCTCATTGAAGATCACCTCGACCGACTGCTGGCTCTTGCGGTCGATGGCTCGCTCCTTCACGCGCTGACACATGTTCAAAAGGATCTCCGCGTTCTCCTGCCCTATGACGTCCGATAATGCTATTGCGATTTTGTTCAGCATGATTTGCTCCATTGGGTACTGATAAGGACAACGACAGAAGGATTTTAGAACATGCGCGCGATGCTGAGAAGTACGATGTAACCTTTTGCTTCATTGCAAATTCGTAATGACATTCAACAACTGAGTGCCGATAAATTCCGTGTAGGCGGGTGGGATGGCTTGCGCCAGTTCGTCTCGCGTCATCCAGTCAATACCCATTGCCGCTCTAGCTAAAACTCCAAATTCTGGGCCTCTCAATTTGTCTCTATAATAATTACCTGATGGGATCCCGTGTCCTGTTACGCTAATTGGATGCTCTGGATGATTGCAAGGCGGGAGCAATGCAAATCCATGCCAAGAGGTTTCAAAAAGTCTTTGTCTACGCAGGCGTGGAAGCCGGAACATGCAGCCACACAATCTAAAATCGGCGCGCATAGGAGCAGTGGGTACATTTTCAATAACCCAGGGTATATCTAATCTTTCAAGTAGCTCCCGTGTATCTGGCAACAAATGAGCAGTGCCATGCTTTTTGAGAACAGTTGGTATATGATCTTGGCATGGCGGGCTTGCATGGATGGCGTCGAACTCCCTCCAATGCTCGGCGAGGTAATCAAGTGCGTCTGCCTGGTGGAACTCGAATGGATAACGCGGCTGCGGTTCGATGTCCACTCCGACAACTTCAAAGCCCGCGCGATGGTATCCCATCCCTGCACCCCCTGCCTTACAAAACAAATCCAATAACCTAGGCATCTGCCCCTGCCGCCATATCCCTAATCAGTTCCAATGTCGCGCGGCAATCGCCAAGCGCGGTGTGGTCTCCGCCCGGCAGTCGCTGCCAGCGAAAGTTTCCATGATAGCCATTCCACTCGCCGACGTATTCGGCATAGGCATTCATTGCACACGTCAGCCTCTTGAAGGGAAAGCCAAGCTCATGCCCGTCACCCACCGCCTTGGCGCTCTGTCTCAGGATGCGGGTATCGAAGTCGGCGTTATAGATGACAAGGATCTTGCCGTCCATGTGCTTGTAGATCTCGCCCCAAACTTCTGCGAAGCGCGGCGCGTCCCGAACCATCTCATCGGTGATCCCGTGAATGCGGTAAGCATCGATTGGGATATGGATCGTCGGCTTGACAAGTTGGTTCTCCATGAGCACGTTGCCGGAGCCGTCGATCATTGCGACCTGGCACACTTCATCGTAGCTTCCCAATCCCGTGGTCTCTGCGTCGAGGATCACCAGCTGGTCGGGATGTTTCAATAGCTCACGTGCCCACTCGCGAGCGCTCTCATGCGCGTCGAAGATGAAGTCGTAACGCGTGCTTGATTGACATCTGCGATTGACACAGACCCATTCCCCCCAGTGCTCTTCAAGAGCCTGGTCACATTTGCGGCAGACTCGCACGCCGCCCTCGGGATCAGATGGCGGGTCGAAATTTGTTCTCATGAGTTATCTCCTTTTTGATTTACTGCAGCACCGTCACGATCGGCGGTATCACCATCGGCGGCGGTGTCTTCCGGAATCTTGTACTGCTGCCCCGCCAGTGCAAACGCTTCTTCCCAGGTCTCTGCCCAGGCTATCACTTGGTCCACCCTTCCATGCTTCTTGATGTCCCAGCCTGGCGGGGTGATGTCAAGCAAAAGCTCGACGTATTTGTCCAGGTATGGTTTTGCATGGGCACGTGCTCCCCATCGGCGCTTCGCCTCGGCATCGGCTTCATCTTGGGTCATGGTGTCACCGCCATTTGTGGTGTTGCGATATCAGATCTCGCATCGACGTTGATGTCGGTATCGACATTCGCGGCGGGGCCAGCTGTGCGCCTTCTCTTGATCGCCTTGGCTTCTGTCTTGATCTCTTCTGCCAGACGCGGGCAACCCATCTCTTTGTACTCATTGGCAAGATCTCGCAGCGCTTGCTTGTCCTGGTTGCCAGATGCCTGGGCGCGACGGTCATTCATCTGACCCAGGATCTCGATGCGCCGGTTGATGGCCGGGAACTTCTTGGTCGCTAACAATACACTCATGGCTGTCTCCTTCTAACGACTGCGTCATTCGTTCGTCTCACCATTGCTTTCGTTGCTCGCTTCCTCAGCTCGTCCCACCATTCCGGCGTGATTGGCTCAGGCTTCGGCTTTAGCTTCGGCAATCGACGCCGAGGTAAAAACTCTCGCGTGAACGAGCCTTCGCAATACGTGCCATCAGGACGTACGTGCGATTGCAGTTCTCCCTTGATGGTCAGCTCGACCGGCTTTCCGCATTGGCTGCAATCGCCAAATCGTTTCTTTGGTTTCCTCGGCAAGAGGATCAGTTCCCTGATGTCCGGGTTGGTCGGCTCGATACCTGCTATCAAATTCTCCTGCACATACTTTTGATTGACCCCCAGTCGCCTGGCAGTCTCGCGAATATTCCAGGTGCCGGTCTCGCGTTTGACCTGCCGGAAGAATCGGGCCAGCTTTCGACATGCGTTCGGGTGGATGTGGGGTCGGTATTTTTTCATTCGCTTTCTTCCAAGTAATCTATCGTTGGTATGAGTTCGTCAACTTTTTTCCAGCGACTCTCTTTGCCAAGGTGGTACACATCTATCCAATCGTTATGACTGTCACTCCAGCAAGACTGAAGAAGCGGCTTTATAAAAACCTCGTCACCAAACAGAGAAACAGCCTCCACAATAAACACACATCCGCCGTAGCCCATGACACGCTGCCCGATGTTGGGCGGCTTGTTCTTCTTGAAGTGCATAGGAACTTTCCTGGTGATCCCAAGCATTTCTAAAAATTCTTTGCCGGTGATAACTTTGGCTGGCATAGTTCATCACTTTCTCAAATCGCGTCAGGCGTCTTTCTGCTGGTCGGTTTTTGCTCGAAGGCAAATTAGGCCGGCTCGCCTATTTTCAATTTTCCGAGTGCCTGTTATTTTCTGTAACAGCCAGTCGAAAGGGCAGGTCGTGAACCGTGTTCCTGCTGTGCCCGCTCCCCTCCCCCAGCTCACTTCTCGCTCTCACTCGCTCACTCGTACCGTAGCTGGGTGATACTGAGAGTTGAACTCAGCAGGGGAGGGGGCTTGTGTGCCTAGTCCGGTAACGGGTTCCCATCCGCGATCAGGCGAACCGCGTCCCATAACAGAACCTCGTATGAAGAGTTTTTACGGTTGCCTTTGCGCTGGATGATCCGTCTCTTCTTCCACTTGTCGAGCACGGCAACAAACTCTTCGCGCGAGCCATGCCACCTTCCGGCTTTGACCCAATACTCCTCTGTCAGTTTGACGTCGAAGCTATGATCATGCTGCCTGACAATCGTGAATGCAAAGAGTCGCTCATTAGCAAACTTCGGCGCGACGGTCGTCTGGTTGTAGAGCACGCCCGTCGTGGCGGTGTTGAGGTTTGGGATGCTCGGCTTATAGACCGGCTCATTGCCATCGACCTTTGCAAGATACATCTGGTAGATCAGCCCGGCACGCATGATGTAGTAGGCGTGCATCAGAGCGAAGGAATAATTCGAGATGCAAAACAGGACCACGTCATAGGTCGCGGGCTTGAAGTTGTGACCGACATACAAGCCAAGCATGAGCAGGGAGAATGGGAAGATGTTGTGCCAGGGTCGAGGGATATACATTACTCACCTCGTTTCACGCTCACGAATCTTCCATGTCTTCCATGCCAGTCAGGATGATCCAGCGTCTCCATCTCGTCGTTGATCGTCTCGATCACCTCGGCTGCCATCCCGCGTGGGTGTGCGTTCCATACCTGCATCTGCAACGCGTCCAGCATGTGATACTGCGCCGCCTTACTGAGAGCTTCGTTGTTCACGATGTCACGCACTGCCTGCAAGACCATCGCATCGGCCAGTGAGTTTGGAGCGGCGTTGTCTGCGATATAAGCCTTGTAACCTTCCAGCCATTGCTCGTCCCTGACATGCAGGTTGATCGCCGGTCCGGTATACTGCGATTGCCGGTCATGTTGCTTCGGCGGTGTTTGGTCTTCCATCGGGTCAGTGCGATAGCGTGGCCAGCCGATGGAGATCACGCTGGCAATCAACATGCCGATAAATAAAAAGGGTGTGATTGTTTCTGCGTTCATGCGGAACTCCTTTTAGTACAATTCACTTGCCTGCCTGGGTGTAGGTTGCGGAACTCCCTACACTCGGCAGGTATTTACTTTCTCAACGCATCCATCAGCATCTGAATGAACTGCCGAACCTCACGACTCTCACGCGGCTGTGCCATCGAAAGAAGTGTCAGCGCGATCAGGATCACAAAGCCGATAGATAAGCAGGCGTCCATTACTTCTTCGCGACCTTCATCCCCTGACGAAAGGCCTCATTGATCCGTTTGAAATCTTCATCGCGGCCTCCCCGGTCGGGATGGTGAACGAGTGACAAGGCGCGGAAGGCACTACGAATATCTTCCCGGCTCGCGTCCGCTTTCACTCCGAGGATCTCGTACCATTGCGCAGTTCCATCTCCTAACAGGAGAGCGGTATCATCCGGCGTGGCAAGGAAGCCGTTGAAGATCCGGTCAAACTCGATATCAAACGAGGTCTCGACAATATCTTCAGCATAGACTTCCAGAGCGCGGTAGAGGTATTCGATCTGCAAGCCGATCACCCGCAGGTTATCCAGTGAGTTCTCATACTTGCTGCACTCACGGACATAGCGCTTCCCTGCCCGGTCGAAGGTGATCTTGACACCACCTTTCATCACATCCTGCTCAATGCGTAGCGAGGTCGCGTTGATCTTCGTCATGACCCTTTGTAGGTCCTTGATCGTGGTCACTTGCGTTGCTTCAAATCGTCGTGACATTTCAAAACTCCTTATCCTGGTAAACCATCATCGGCAATTGAACGAGTGTCGGCTGCTGCACACTGAGCGCGGCGCGCATCTCTTCCAGTTCACGGGTTGCCTCGTCGCGGCCACAGGAACAATGCCGATCTCCACTGAACACCCAATAGTTGCAGTGCTTCTTGTGTTCCTTCAGGAACCTATCCAGTGCCGAGGCGTTACTTGTTTTTTTCATTGACTTCCTCAATCCACTTGGCAATATCGATCTCGTCATAGTTCTTCATCGGTCGCCCGCTGCTGTCTCGCATCGGGGGGGGTGTTCGCTTGAAGTAATCCGCATTGCCGCGCGTGGTCGATGTTTGCTTTTTGTGCCAGCCGTCCTTTTTCAATTTCCAGTTACTGTTCATTGCTACCCCTTATGGCACGTGGATCAGCTCGGCGATCTGCCCGTCGATCAGCCGCACATATTCGCCGGGTTGAAGATCTCGATAATGCCGGAAGCGTGACCAGCAATCCTCGGCGTTTGCCATAAGGAATATCTCGGCAAACTGCTTGCCGAGGATGTTCCATTCCTCGGCGTAGTCAGCCACCGAAGGGATGTTCTGAATCTGCTCCAGCTGTCGCTTTCGTTTGAGAAGATCCTGCCAGCTCATCGGTGTACCCTCTTCTCCGGTTGCCTGATTACGGGTCGCGTCGATGGCGGAGGCGCGGGAGTGAAGTCCCACTTTCCACCGACCAGCTGCTTGGTGGTCTCGACCGCGGCTTCGTTGATGGCGGGAGCTGCGCCGGTCCCTGGCTTCGAGCCGTTGCCGTTTGTCGGGATGCCACTTGCAGCCCATTCCAGAATGCCAGTTACGTTCTCGGGCCGGTAGCCTCTGCCGATCCAGGCGACCGCCGCGGAATGAAGTTGCTCGAACGTAAGAGCCTTTTCTGTAATGGAGTTGTGTACGGTCTCCCACAGGACTGAGGCTGGAAACTGATCAGTTGCTTCGATGTAGAGCTTGATTGTCCAGAGCTTGCGCGCTTCTCCGACTGTCATATTTTTGAAGTCGAGCGCGGGTGCGGTCGTTGATCTATGACCTTTGATCTTTGAGGTATATGTAGGGGTCTTAACCTGTGCTTGAAGCTGGTTAAGACTCTGGTTACTACTCTGGTTAAGACTCTGAGAACTTGAGAGTGGTAATGGATTGCTACTCTCGTTTCGGGGGTTCTTGGTCTCCGATCCGTAGTCACGCGGGTTCTTCCACTCCATGATGTAAATGTTTTGGCTGTGTTGTTTCTTCTCGCAGCGGACGTAATCCATCTCTTCCAGTTTGTGGCGTTGATAGCGGAGGGTATCGACTGGCATGTCCATCTGGGCGGCTTCTTCCCTGTCTCTCCAGTCGTAGGCAATACCGGTCTCCCAGTCGGCCCGGTCAATGATGTGCATGTAGAGCCAGATGCATTCACCCATCTGCGCCCGGTGCTTGGCATCTTCGCTCAAGCCGCGCTTGATGTAAATCCAATGCTTCTTAGCCATGTCGCTCCGCTCCTACCCAGTGCGCCCGCCTGCGCTCCGGCTCGATATACGTCATTCCGACTGCCTTGAAGAAATCCGTTTCTTCGGGTGTGGAAATCTTCCGGTCGTACCTCCAGAGCGCGCCCTCCTTCTCTCTCAGGTAGGAGGGAAGCCCTCCGCCGACTCGGCGAGGCGTCACGATCCAGTGAGAGAAATCTTCCGGTCCCGTTCGGATCAGGAGGATCGCCCCAAATTCTGCGGGAGGTCGGACGATCCATAACTCCAGCTTGATCCCTTCGGGCAGGGCGAGCTTCTTGTGTTTCGGGCCGTTCAGCAGGAAGGTTGCGCCGTTCGCGTGTGCCACCTGGGTAACCAGCTCCTCGAAGAAATTGATTTCAGTCGGCTGTCCGAATAGATCAGGCTCCGTCATGGTGAGCGGCTTCAGTACGATGTCGATGTCGTTGACCTCTGCCTTGCCGCGCCGGATGCTTCCGGCGATCTCGATCCGCTCGCAGGCAGGGGTTAGAAATCGCATCCACTTTTCTGCAATTGATTTGGCTTCTGTGTATTTCATGACTGGGCTACCTGGTCAGGGTGGTATTCAGGAAAGAACTCTGCATCGGCTTGATCTTCAACTCCACCGCGCTGGCGTCCTCTCCTGTGAAACGGGCTAACTCCTCAGCTGTCGCAAGACTCTCTTCGTCGAGGGAGACTTTGAAGGTAAGGGTCAGCTCTCTTTTGGCTACATCGGCTTTTACGCCGTTGACAAATGCTTTGAATTCCATCGTCGTTTCTCCTTCGGCTGGCAGGCTTCCGTACCTGCCAGCCTGCTAGGGTTGGGGTTGGTTAGCTCAGCACTTTGGCGTATTGCTCGGCGATCTTGTCGAACGCCGTCTCGAAATCGCCGAGGCATTCACGAAGGATCGCCTGTGCGGTCGGCTGGTCGATGCCTGCCATCTTCGTGATACCCGAATAGGCAACGATCACATCGCCGGTTTTGAGTTGCTCACGCAGATCTGCGAGGCTAGGCTTCGATGCCTGCTCGTTGCCGTTGGACCGTACCGCCGCAGGCGTCGATGCTGCGGGTGGCGTCTCCGGCGAAATGCGAAGGACCGGCTTGTGTCGGAACTCTCCGACGATGATCGTGATCCGCTTGCCCACCATCTCTCCCACGGTCCTGGCTCCGGTCGCGGCTTTGAGTGCCGTGATGTTTTCGCCTGCACCCAGAAGCATTCCGCGCGGGAACTCACCGCCGTTCTTGCTGTTGAAGTAGAGCACCGGCGCAACCTTCACCTTCGGCTTACGGGTCCGCGGGTCGATGTCCTGCATCGATGGCCACGTATCCTCATAGGACAGCCGGGAGATCGTGACTGTCAGACTCTGCACATGCCAGCGCTCGGTCAGGTCGGTAGGCTTGAGAAAGCGCGACGGGTTGAGGTCGTCGATCAGAGTATCGGGTGGGACGGGTTTTGCATTGGAATTGAAATCGCTCATGAGGTTTGCTCCTTGTCTTCGATGCCTACCCAGATGTGTCCGGGTAGCACGGGTCGGTAAGGCCGCACGGTCAAGCCGCACATTTCGGCGGAGCGTTGACCTTGCGGAAGATTGACTGTGGACGGATGCGCCAAGCACAGATCCGGCTTGCGACCATACTTCTTCTGGTAGTAGTCGACCGCTTTCTGTAACTTGACATCGAATGTGGATTGTGAGTTATCGAACCACAACATACCTGTGTGCATAATTTTTTCCTTTCACATTGCCGCGAGCTGCGCGGCCACTTCGCGTTGTCGGGCTTTCAGTTGGTCGTAGCGCTTGAAGTCGGTCCCGCATTCCCGAATCTCTCTGCGGGTCTGATCCAATTGCGTCAGCAGTTCAAGCCTTTTCTGTTTGCGCGCCTTTGCCTGCTTGCCGAGATGTCCTTTCCAGTTCGCGCGGCGCTCAGTCATTGCGCCTCCGCTGCTGCTGTGCCACGACAGTCAGCTCATGCATACGGATCTCCGAGTACCTGTGCAGTCGCCTGGCCTCCTCCTCCTGGGCTTGCTTGATCGCCTGCTTTGTGGCTGTCGTGTGCTGCTCTTCGTGGGCGTGGATCGCAGAGACCAATGCCTGGCGTGCCTGGCGCCATGCGTTCAAGGCACTGGTCGAGGAAGTTTTGATCGTGGTGTCATCGGTCGTCATGTCAGTCTTCCTCGACGGGAATAAACTCACCTTTATCCACTCTGTATTTTTTGTTTGCCTCAATCCCGTTCTCGCCGATGTAGCCAACAGAGGCACGGTATCGTTTGCCGTCCCACCATTTGACAATGATCGTGCCCTCGTCACCAGCCGTTGCAGTGCCAGCGTCACCAGCCGTTGCAGTGCCCTCGTCACCAGCCGTTGCAGTGCCACGATTACCAGCCGTTGCAGCGCGGCCGACAACCGGCATATCCGGGTAAGCTACGCTCAGAATATCAATCGCCTCGCGAAGTCCATTGATCTTGGAGAAAACCACACGCCCGCTCTTGAATTTGCACTTACCAGCAAACT